GGACTGTCGCATATTGGTTAATGCGCTCTGCTTATAACGGAGTCAATCGGGTTCAATTCCCGACAGTCCTACCAGGGGGTTTAGCAATCTGGTGAATGCAGCAAACTCATAATTTGCCTAAGGTGGGTTCAATCCCCGCAACCCCTATTGACAAGGATACATAAGTCAGTTATACTTGATTCGTCAACACACAGGACAATGACACTGACTACCAAATTCAAGAAGGACGTGCAAACTCTCCGTAGCGCAGCAAATGGAGAAATCTTTCTAGATGTAAAGAATCCAAAACTTTTCAAGAAAGTACGTAAGTTTTATGAGAACAACGGGGTTGTATTTTCTGGAGATCCAATGGATGATTATGATATGTTGATGGAATACGTATATAATGATCTCGAAACGGTTGAGGTTAAGTCGTGAATTGGACTGAACAAGAAACTGCAGAATATTTCTATCGCGAAACACTGGTTGACTCTGGTGTTCCTCTTGATAAAATTAAACCATTAGACGGTTCTGATGAATCACTTGTCAAAAAAATCAATGCCTACTTCCAAGATCAAAGTTCTTTTTGAACGCTTCCCATATCGTTACGTAGAGTCTGGTGTTCTTGAGAATGGACACCCTGACTACCGTATTCAAAAAGCAGATCATTATACTAAGAGATATAGTGATATGTATCTGCTTGATAATCAGATGCAACTTATTACTGCTATTGATGACTTTGAATACACTAAGTGGTTAGATCCATCCGGTGTTCCTAGTTATGTTAGAGATGTTGTATCAAGAAACTAAATGTCCTTATATTTACGTTAAGGAAAATGCTTTGACTAAAGAGCAGTGTCAAACCATCATACATTTTCTTGATAACTCTGAACTCTCTTCACGGGAATATTATCAATTGGCACGGGGTGATTTACACCCTGAATTTAATTTTTGTAAGGACATCGTTGTTCGTAGTGTTTATGAATACATGGAGGATCATCCTTTTTTAAAAATTTTGTATAAACCTTTTGAAATTGATGAGCATTGGAACCTTCAAAAGTATTATCCATGCCAATCATATTGTGGTGAACACATGGAACACGGTGCTGAAGATTATAATTGCCGCAGACTCTTGGCATGGATGTTTTACTTAAATGATGTTGAGGACGGTGGTGAAACTTACTGGCCTCAGCAAAATTTTAAAAAACCTGCTAGAGAGGGAGACTTATGTATTTGGCCTGCTTCTTGGACTCATAGTCACAAAGGATTAGTTTCTAATACAGAAATTAAATACATTGCCACTGGATGGTGTTCTTTCATTCACTAAACTAAATAGTCCTATAGAATTTTTTTAATTACTATGGCAACAAAAGGAACAGCAGCAAAGTCTGCCAGCGGTGCAGCGATGTCTAAGTATGATGTTGAAGTTGAAGGAAGACTTAAAGCACTTGAAGCAAAAGCACATGAAAAATGTGGTGGTGGAGGAGCAGATGCAGACAGGATTGCTGCATTGGAAAAAAAAGTTGAAGAACTTGCAGAAAAGATCGCATATAAACTCGGTATCTGATATAATCATTAAGTAAACTCAATTCATCATGTCTGAATATACAAAGACTGCACTGGTGTTTGGTGCAGGTGGCTTTATTGGAAGTCACATGGTAAAACGACTCCGCGAAGAAGGTTATTGGGTTCGTGGAGTCGATTTGAAGCAACCAGAATTTTCATCTACCAGGGCTAATGAATTTGTCCTTGGAGATTTGAGAGATGTTTCTTTTGTTAAAAGAGTCCTTGAGTTCAAAGGATATCGCGGAAACTTTTACAACAGTGTTCCTGAAAGATTGATCGAATCTTTTGATGAGATCTATCAGTTCGCTGCTGATATGGGTGGTGCTGGTTACATCTTTACTGGTGAACATGATGCAGATATCATGCACAACTCTGCATCTATTAATCTAAATCTGCTTGAAGAGCAACGCAAGTTGAATGAAAGGACAGAAGTAAACAAAACTAAGATTTTTTACTCTAGTTCTGCTTGCATGTATCCAGAGTACGCTCAGGAAGAAGTAGACAATCCTGGACTGAGAGAAAATGATGCATATCCTGCTGCCCCTGATTCGGAGTACGGTTGGGAAAAACTCTTTAGCGAAAGACTTTACCTTACTTACAACCGCAATCACGGTATTCCTGTTCGTGTTGCTCGCTATCACAACATCTTTGGCCCAGAGGGAACCTGGGAGGGAGGAAAGGAGAAAGCTCCAGCTGCAATCTGCCGTAAAGTCGCAGATCTCCCATCAATGGGTGGATCCATTGAGGTGTGGGGAGATGGTTTACAAACTCGTTCCTTCCTGTTCATTGACGAATGCATTGAAGCAACTCGACGATTGATGGACTCAGACTTTAAGGGCCCGGTTAATATTGGTTCAGAAGAGATGGTTTCCATCAATGAATTGGTTGAAACTGTTGCTGAAGTTGCTGGAAAGGTTGTTCAAAAGCGTCACAAACTTGATGCTCCTTTGGGTGTCCGTGGACGTAACTCAAACAATGATCTTGTAAGAGAAAAACTTGGATGGGATTATTCTCAGACTCTTAAAGAAGGTATCAGAAAGACTTATATTTGGATTGCTAAGCAGGTTGAAGCACGATGAATATTACAGTATTGGGATCTAATGGACAGATCGGTTCTTATCTTACCGAACATCTTCGCAGTAAAGGGCATAAAGTCACTGAAATCGACAAAGAGTTAGGATTTCACCATGACTTAAGAGTAACGCCAAACACATTTGTTGAAAAAGCAATTAAGAGTGCTGACTTTGTATTCTTTCTTGCTTTTGATGTTGGTGGTTCACGTTACCTAAAGAAATATCAGCATACATTTGAGTTTAATAATAACAATACTCGTATGATGGCAAACACTTTTCGTTTGCTAGAAAGATATAATAAGAGATTTGTGTTTGCATCATCTCAAATGAGTAACATGTCTTACTCTCCTTACGGTGTGATGAAACGTGTGGGAGAACTACACACCACTGCACTCAAGGGACTAACTGTTAAGTTCTGGAATGTCTATGGCATTGAGAATGACATGGAAAAGGCACATGTAATTACAGACTTCATCCGTAAAGGGTTTGAAGAAGGTGATTTTGAAATGTTGACTGATGGTACTGAAGAGCGTCAGTTCCTCTACGCAGAGGACTGCTGTGAGGCACTAGAGACAGTGATGGAAAACTATACCGACTTCAAACCAGAGGATCCTCTTCATATTACTTCTTTCAACGCAACCACTATTAAAGAGGTTGCTCAGATTATTATGGGACAGTTCCGTATGATTGGTAAAGAAGTTTCTATTAAATCTGGACTCGCTAAAGATAGTGTTCAGATGGATAAGAGAAATGAGGCAGATACTTATATTACTGGGTGGTGGTTACCTAAAACAAATATGCAGGATGGCATTGCAAAAGTCTTCAATGAAATGAAAAAGAAATATGTCTAGATGCAGTTCATACATTTAGTACAAGGTGCATATTCAAAAGAATCATGTGCTAATTTAATTCATTATCTTGAGACTAATATTAGTTCTGTTAATCCAGGAAAGGCTGGAAGCACGGAATTAGATTGTTCAACACTTCATATGGATATTGATTTTGGTAATCCTAACCCAAATACTTTTGGTTTAGAAAATGCTCTAGATTATGCTCTATACGAATACAAGAACAAATTTCCCTTAATTGATTCAAATATTGGTAGATGGCATGTAACTCCAACTTGCAATCTAACAAAATACAAACCAAACAATTATTATAAGTATGTTCATTGTGACACTGGCAAAACAACTCGCAAACGTATTCTGGTATGGACGATATATTTGAACAATATAAAAGAAGGTGGTGGAACTCACTTCATACACCAAAATTTTACAACTGAACCAGTTGCTGGAAATCTTTATATTTTTCCTGCTGGTTGGACACACATGCACGTTGGTGTTAATGCACCTAATGAAACAAAGTATTTACTTACTGGATGGGTAGAAGCAGATGACATTTGAAGTATCGCATTGGAGTGGTAGATTAGGTAATAACATCCAACAGGTTGCTAATTGTTTAATGGCTGCTGAGGGTTATAAGTCTGTCTTCATCCAAAAATTAGATCATGATATTATCAAAAATTTTAAAGTTGATTTTCAAGAAATTTCTCACACTTCACAGTGGGCGGGAAAAGGTAGATATTACTCATGGGAACCCTTAATTCATTGTGAGAAAGGTATTCATGAAGGTGGCAATGAAACAGGTGTAGAGAGAGATTTTATTTACGAACACATGCGTCGTATTTGTAAAAATTACATTGCACCAAATCTTGAATTACCGGATAAGAAAACAATCGGTGACGAAACAATTGTGATGCATTTGAGGAGTGGTGATAATTATCACCGCATTTTCGATCCTCCAACAAATTATGTTCCTAATCCTCTTATTTTTTATCTCAATTTAATTGAGAGTTTTGAAAATTGTATTCTTATTACTGAACCTGACGATAAAAATCCTATCGTTCACGAACTTAGAAAGATTGATAAGGTTCAGATTCAGTCTTCTACAGTTGCAGAAGACTTTGCAACTTTAATGAGTGCTAAGAATCTTGCACTCTCTGGTGTTGGTACGTTTGCCATGGCAGCAGCACTTTGTTCTAGTAATATTGAGAATCTGTTCACCACAGATCTGCTATTGACTGAGCACCTAAATTATACTATGCTATTGAATACAGATGTTGAAGTTCATGTAATGGAATTGGGAGATGATTATATTCCAGTTATTCCTTGCAGTTGGGCTAACACTGAAGAGCAAAGACAGTTTATTCTAAATTATAGATGAAAATCTTCGTTACAGGTTGTGCTGGTTTGCTTGGCGCTAACTACGCACGACATCTTCTTGCTGATGGGCATGAAGTAATAGGTATTGACGATCTCTCTGGAGGGTACAAAGCGTTTGTGCCTAAAGGGGAGAAGTTTACGTTTGTTAAATTAGACTTAGAAAAGAGGAAAAAAGTTGCTGAACTTTTTGCGGAGCATCAGCCTGATGTTCTACTTCATTTCGCGGCGTATGCAGCTGAAGGACTTTCTCCTTTTATTCGTAATTACAATTATCGTAATAATCTTATCGTTTCCGCTAATTTAATTAACGAGTGTATTACATATGGGACGAAAATCATCTTCACTTCTAGTATGGCAGTCTATGGTGATCAAGAACCACCCTTTACCGAAGATAAACGTCCACAACCTATTGATCCATATGGTATTGCAAAATATGCGGTAGAGTGTGATTTAAAACTCGCTCACGAACAGTTTGGACTCCGGTATAATATTGTTCGTCCTCATAATGTTCTTGGCATCTATCAAAATATTTGGGATAGATATCGTAATGTTATTGGTATTTTTATCCGCAAAGCACTAAACGAACAACCCATCCTTGTATATGGTGATGGAGAACAGACTCGTGCTTTCTCAGATATTCAATACTATATGGAACCGTTTGATAAACTTCTTACGGGACATGATGGTGAGATCTTTAATATTGGTGCTGATAAACATTTCACTCTGAATGAAGTTGCGGAAACAGTTCAGAGTATTGCTAAGAAGTATGGATATGAAGTTCCTATTGAGCATGGAGAACCACGTCACGAAGTAAAACATGCTTATTGTGATCATACCAAAGCAAAGACATTACTCAATTTTAAAGATAAAACTCAACTGAACGAACTTATTGAAAGTATGTTTGTTTGGGCTATGAAGCAACCAAATAGGAAAGTGAAAGACATGGAGTATGAAGTTACAAAGGACATTTACGATTATTGGAAATGAGTATTAATAGAGAAGGTGAATATCCTACAGGATCTGAACGTTATTTTACCTCAAAATATAATAGATTGAGATATAAGTTTCCGGGTTCAGAAAAAATTTCTGAAAATTATTCGCAATCAATGCAAGACTTATTTGTTCTTTCTATGTTAGATGGAAAGAAAGATGGGGTTTATGTGGAAATTGGTGCAGACAAACCAGTAGTTATTAATAATTCTTGGATGCTTGAACTTCATTATGACTGGACAGGTGTTTCCTTTGAGATTGATGAAAGTAAGGTTGAATATTTTAATATTGTTAGAAAAAACAAATGTATTTGTACTGATGCCACTACTTTTGACTATAAATCTCTTTTTGAGGAAAGAAATTATCCAAAACAAATTGATTATCTTCAAGTAGATTGTGAACCTCCAGAAATTACTCTTCAATGTTTAAAACAACTCCCTTTAGATGATTATAGATTCTCAGTAATAACTTTTGAGACTGATTTATATGCTGGAGGATATGATGTTCAGAAAGAACAATGGGAAATATTATGTTCTTTGGGGTATCAAAGAGTTGCAAAAAACGTAAACAATGAAGGAAATCCCTTTGAAGACTGGTGGGTTGATCCTAAAGTTGTTCCTGAAGAAAGATGGAAACCCTTTATGATTGATGATGTAGAATTTAGTAAAATTGTTTTAACGTAATGAAAATTTTTGATTCGTTTATCTTCTTTAATGAACTTGAGTTGCTTGAGATGCGTCTTAACATCTTGGGTGATGTTGTAGACAAATTTATTCTTACTGAGTCTCCATATACTGTCAGTGGTAATGAGAAACCTCTATATTATGATGAAAATAAGGATAAATTCGCTAAGTGGCAAGACAAAATTGTTCATAACATAACTGAAGAGATTCCAAATGACTTCTCCCATATGCTTGAGAAGTCTAAATTTCACGTCGGTTATAGTGAACTTGATCCATATGGAACCCCATTTATTAATCTACCCGTTCGATTTCAACGTGCAGTGTATAATCGAAATGCTAGTTGCTTTGGTATTGAAAAAGCAGGTGCCAAGGATGAAGATATCGTGATGACTAGTGATGCTGATGAAATTATCAATCCATATATCTTAGAAGATACTAAATGGTTTGATCCTAATAATCATTATGTTGCTGTAGGCCCTGCATATTACTATAAGTTGAACTTCCTTTATCAAGATGATTGGATGGGAACACGTCTTTGTACTTGGAAGCATCTTAAGAATACAACAATTGATCAGCATCGTCAGAATCATCAAAACGCTCATAAAATTTTAGACGGAGGTTGGCACTTTAGTTTCTTAGGTAACGCCGAGAACTTTAAGTTAAAACTTGCTTCTTATGAACATACGGAAAATAATACTGCCGCTAATACTAGTAATGCAGAAGAAAAGGTTGAGCAGGGACTAGATCCTCTAAACAGAGGTATGACATATAAAGCAGTTCCTATTGATGAAAATTACCCCGAATATATTCAGAATAATCAGGAGAAGTACGCAGAATTTATTAAACCATGGAACTAATAGAAGGTGTAGCACTATCACAACTATGTGACTATTCTTTCGGGGATCAGTCAGGGCAGTGGAGTGGTATCTACACGCACTTTATGAAAGAAGCTAACCTGATGAACTTTGAGTTTGTCACTGAAGTTTTTAAGATAAAAAAAAGCAGAGATTATATGACTCTGTTTATTGATAATATTCGTTTATATCATAGAAAGATTGAGGAGGTTAGAGATGAAGATTGGCCTGCAGTAAGAGCAATGATGCAGAAAAGTAATCTTCTTAATCTCTGCCGTAATTTTAAAGATATGAAATTCATTATCTTTACTAATCTTGAGGATACACCGATAGACGACTACATCTATGAAGCGATACCTGATAATGTTATTCGTATTGTCGCTGTCAATGCTGTTACTTTTGGTGGAAAAGTTATTCCTGCACCATATGGTGTTCAAAGGCGGATGAGTTTGAATGACGACAGGATTGAAGTTCTTCAAACACACATGGATAAAGAAAGCACTAATGTGCCTAGATCATTTAGATTGCTGTATGTTGGTATTAACGAAAACTCCCATGAAGAAAGAAAAGGATTAACTGAAAAATTTCTTGATGAGACTTGGACGACTGTCGAAACAGGCCGAGTTGACTTTGAGACTTATCTTGATAAAATGTGGAGATGTAAGTTTGTACTATGTCCTAGAGGAAATGCCATTGATTGTCATAGGAACTGGGAGACAATCTACATGCGACGTGTTCCAGTGATGAAGCGCACCCCTTTCTTAGAAGAATTGTATAAAGATTACCAAGTTCTCTTTGTTGATGACTATTCTGAGGTGACTGAACAGTTACTTTTGGACAATAATCAGATGTTCTTGGATGCTCAAACACAAGACTTATCTAAACTTGATCTCAATAACTTTTTTGATAAATGGAAAAAACCCTAGTAGTATCTAATCATAATTCTGACTTGGAGTGGCTAACCACTACACATGATTATGGATTTTCTCCAGAGAACACTATCATCTACGATAGAAGTGATGAAGTAAAAGATTGGAGTCATCTTGGTGAAAGTATTCGTTCTCCCAATGTTGGTGAGAATATTTACGATATAATGCGATATATCGTAGAACATTATGATAATCTCCCTGATATCTGCATCTTTATTAAGGGAAATATGTTTCAGCGTCCTGAAGAAAGAGGTGGTGCTGAGTATTATACAACCCATGAAAAGTTTTATCGTGCCCTCACTGCTGAATATTTTCTTCCGATTGAACGTTTTCATGAAACGACTGCCATCTTTATAAACGGAGGTGGATTTGTGCAACCAACATGGGAAGCAGTATCAAATCAAACTATTTACACCCGACACTTTGCAACATTTCCTCAAATGTTGAATAAGTTATTCGTGAATCCTCCCAACTTTCCTTATAATAGATTTGCTCCTGGTGGAAATTATGTTGTCCCTAGGGGAAATATCCTTAAATTTAGTAAAGAGTTTTATAAAAAACTGATGTTCTATGTTTCTTATGAACCTCCTGAAGAGTTTCAAAGCACCTCTGGTGAAGCATATTTGATTGAGAGACTACTTTACATGATGTGGACTGAGGATTTGCAAGAATGTTGAGCGTATATGGTGCTGGATACATAGGTGGTAGATATTGTGAGATGTATCCTCATGATACATTGATTATTCCTAGAGAACAGAGAAATCCTGCAACTCAGGAAATTTTATACTTTATTTCAACGATTGATAATAGCAACATTTTCACAGATATTACCTTAGATGTCGAAACAAATCTAAGTATTCTCTGCGAAGTGTTGGATCATTGCAGGAGTGCTGATCGCGTTTTTAATTTTATTTCCTCTTGGTTCGTCTATGGCGATTGTGAACTCCCTGCTAAAGAAGATTCACCATGCAATCCAAGAGGTTTTTACTCTATCACAAAGAAGTGTGCAGAAGATCTACTAATTGATTTTTGTAGAACTTACAAAGTAAATTATCGAATTTTGAGGATGCCTAATGTTGTCGGTGGTATTGATCCAAAGGCATCTCCTAAGAAGAATGCAATTCATTATCTCATTAATGAACTTAAGAAAGGTAATAATATTACTCTAGTTAATGATGGTGAAATTTATCGCGATGTTATGCACGTTGATGATGTCTGTAGAGGTATCAATAGGGTTGTAAACAGTGGAGAACTTAATACTATCTACAATATTGGAAGTGGACATATGACTTCCATGGGTGATATAATGAGAACGGCAAAGCATTTCCTTAAATCAGAATCTAATATTCTTACAAAATCTGGTTATAGTCAGGACATGTTTCTTGATTGTAGCAAGGTAAGAGCATTGGGTTTTAGTCCTAAAATAAGTATTACTGAAATTATCAGAGAATTATGTACCAACTGATTGATAACTTTATCAACGATGCAAAGGAAATTGATGATGATATCTTTCCGTTCATGGCTAATAAAGACTGGGTAGAGGGTAAACCAGTCTACTATTCGGGCCCATATTGGGACGATAATGAAGCAAGAGAACTCATTTACTCAATTTTAAAAGGTAAGTGGTTATCTTCTGGTGAAAAAGTCAATAAATTTGAACACGAGTTTTCATCAAAGTTTGGATTTGATTACTCTGTAATGGTGAACTCTGGTAGTTCTGCCAATCTCGTAATGCTCGCTGCACTTAAAAAGTATTTTAATTGGCAAGATGGTGATGAAATTATTGTTTGTGCATGTGGATTTGCTACCACAGTTGCACCCATCGTTCAGTCTGGATTAAAACCGGTATTTGTTGATATTAGTTGGAATGATCTTAACTGGGACTTATCTCTTATCGAAGATAAAATTACTCATAAAACTAGAGCAATAATGTCTTCCCCTGTTTTGGGTAATGCATATGTCATGGATGATTTGTATGATATCATTGATAGACATAATCTTGAATTGATTGCAGATAATTGTGATAGTCTGGGTAGTAAGTATGATGGAGAGTATCTGACTCAACGTGCTATTGCAGCATCTTGTTCATTCTATCCAGCTCACCACCTTTGCACGATTGAAGGTGGTATGGTTTCTTCAAACGTTAAAGGAATTGTTGATCTTGCTCGTAGTTTTGCTTGGTGGGGACGCGGATGTTATTGTGTAGGACAACAAAATCTTCTTCCCAATGGAGTATGTGGAAAGCGTTTCGATAAATGGTTGTCTCATTTTGATGACATTGTAGATCATAAGTATGTCTTTTCTAACATGGGATATAACCTTAAACCTCTTGATCTTCAGGGTGCAGTAGGTTCTGTTCAACTGCTAAAGTTTGAAGAAATTCATGAAAAACGTCGTCGTAATAAGTGGCTTATCCATCAGATTCTTGAGCGTATTCCTGGTATCAGAGTGATGAATGAGTTACCTAACGCTGAAACAAGTTGGTTTGGTGTTCCTATTCTTTGTGAAAATAAAAAATTGAAACATTCTCTTGTTCGTCACTTTGAAAAAAACAAAGTTCAGACAAGAAATTATTTTGCGGGTAATATTTTGCTCCATCCTGGATATTCACATCTTGATGATGCGAATAAATATCCAAACGCAAATCAAGTGTTGGATCTAGTATTCTTCCTTGGTTGCTCACCTACAATCACTGATAAGATGATTGATTACATCAGCAAAGTGGCGTCTGAATATGCTAGCAACTGAATTTATACATGGACAAGGACTTGGAAATCAATTATTTGCATACATAACCACCAGAGTATTAGCTCATAGATTGGGTTACGACTTTGGTATTAAAGGGCTTCAAAGCGCAGGAGACTCTAGAATCAATAAGAAAGGATTCTATTTTATGAATCTGGATTATGGTAAAGAGGTTCCTGATAGTCTTACACGATATGATGAATATCGACACGCTTTAAAAACAGATGAATGGCTTCGCACAGATATTCGTTTAACTGATAAAAAATTATTATCAATACCGGATAATCATATAATTTATGGCAATCTTCAATCGGAGGATTACTTTTATGATGAAATTGACTTAATTAAAGAATGGTTGAAAGTTCGTATAATGTACGAACATGGTGATACCAACGGAAAAAATATCTGTGTTCTTAATTTTCGTGGTGGAGATATGGTTGGTAATCCAGGAGCATTTGTTCCTGTGACATATTGGCATAATGCGATGCAGCATATGTCAGAATATAACCCTTACATGGAGTATTGTATTGTTACCGATGATGTTAAAACTGCTAACAGGATGCTCCCTGATATTCCTGCATACCATGTTGACGTGGCATGGGATTATGTTGCTGTCAAGAATGCAAGGAATGTTATATGTACTACCTCCACCTTTTCCTGTTTTCCTCTCTGGACATCCAAAAATTTAGAGATGTGTATCGCACCTAAGTATTGGTTTCATCATAATCTGTCTCAAGGATGGTGGAGTCTTGGGTGTAGCATTTACAGTTATCCAACATATTATATGGATAGATCTGGTAAACTCTTTACTCCTGACGAATGTAGGGTAGAATGGGAGGAGTATAAGAAGACTTCAAACATTTATGATGGAGACTTATGATGCCTAAAATAAATCTATCAGATGTTACACTAATATCTGTAGATACAACTGATGATCTATCAGGCACTCTTAGGGGTGTCTACACTAGCATGTCTGGCATCAATTATGGTGCAGTCAAACTGATCACAACACAAGAACAGATTGATAAAAATCCTAATCTTGTAGAAGAAGGTATCACTATGGAAACTCCTGTTCGTGATATTAAAAATTACAACGATTATAATTATTATGTCGTATATCATCTGCATGAACATGTAGACACTACACATTGTCTTTTGGTTCAACCAGATGGTTTTGTGTTATTTCCTGATAAGTGGGATGACGCATGGCTTAAATACGATTATATTGGAGCACCTTGGGCATATGTTGAAGATGCTTACATCGATCCTTTTGGTAGACACTGGCGTGTGGGTAACGGTGGATTTTCTCTAAGAAGTAAAAAGTTTCTTGAGGTACCCACAAAAGTAGAAGTTCCTTGGGAAACAAACAACAGTGATTTTTACTGGATGCCAGAGGGTGTGGTAAACTATCATGAGGATGGAAATGTCTGTGTTCATAATCGCCACATCTATCAATTTGAAGGATGTCAGTATGCTCCCGTAGATGTTGCAGTAAGGTTCTCTCAGGAAACCAGAGTTCCCGAAGCAGAAGGTATCACCCCATTTGGTTTCCATTTTAGACTTCCCCCCGGAGTAGAACTTTCATGATTGGAATTATTGGAAATGGATTTGTTGGCAATGCCGTGTATCAAAACTTTAGAGATAAAGTAACCACCAAAGTATATGATATAGATAAAAATCGTAGTTTGAACTCTTTACATGAAGTTCTTACTCAAAATTTTGTGTTTGTTTGTCTTCCAACTCCGATGACATCTAATGGTAGTTGTGATACTTCAATCATTGATAACTTTTTTAAAACGCTATCAACAAACCTTGATAACAAAGAAACTATTTTTATCATAAAATCTACAGTTCCTGTAGGAACCACTAAAAAATATGCTGAAAGGCATCGTGTGATTCATAATCCAGAGTTTCTAACTGCTAGAAATGCTGTATCTGATTTTTCTAAATCTGATAGAAATATTATTGGTGGTGATCGCGAACTCTGTGATAAATTCGCACAGATGTTTTTTCTTAATTTTCCCCATATTCCTAACATAATCGTTAGTTCAGATGAGAGTGAAGCAATTAAGTATTTCTCAAATACTTTTCTTGCTTATAAAGTATCATACTTTAATAAAATGTATGACTTCTGTCAGAGTCTTGGACTTGATTATGCTAAAGTGGCACAGGGTGTTTCTGCGGATCATCGTATTGGAACATCACACACTAAAGTTCCTGGTATAGATAATGATCGCGGATTTGGTGGAACTTGTTTTCCAAAAGATCTCAACTCTTTAATTGTTCAAATGGAGAGTGCTGGAGTAAACGCTGACATGCTTAAAGAGGTATGGAAGTATAATGAACAGATTAGAACTTGTATTGATTGGATAGTAACATGATCGGACACAATCACATTGGTAAGAATGGAAGGTTTGGTAATCAAATGTTCCAATATGCTGCGACTAGAGGCATTGCAAAAACCCGAGGGTTTGATTTTACTACTCCTGATGGGCCTAAGAATGACTCCGAATTTAATGACGAAGAGCAACAGCATAAACTCTTCATGTCTTTTAACATGACGGGTGCTAAAAATATTGGATATCTAGAGGCAGAATACAAAAAAGAAGGTTCTTTCAGATATGATGAAGAACTTGTAAAAACTTGTCCTGATAATGTTAATCTGTATGGATATTTTCAGTCAGAAAAATACTTTAAGCATATTGAGGATGAGATCCGTGAAGACTTTACTTTTAGGAATGAAGTAAAAGCAAAATGTCATGAAGTTCTTGATCAAATTGTAGGTGAAGGCGACTTTATTACCTTACACGTTCGTCGTACAGATCATCTTATCAAACCTACTTATCATCCGGTTCTACCGATTAGTTATTATCAAGAAGCACTTGAACGATTGCCAAAGGACATTCCTGTGGTAGTGCTTACGGATGATCCATCATGGGCGTTCGGACACGATTTCTTTGAATCGGATCGTTTCTTCATCTCTGAAAGTGACAACATTCATGATATGTGCCTTATGTCATTGTCGCAATACAATATTATTGCAAACTCAACTTTCTCTTGGTGGGGAGCATGGCTCGCAGGACATAACAATGTAATTGGCCCCAAACTTTGGTTTGGCCCTGATGGTGAAGATCCTTCAGACATTTATATTGATCGCTGGGAGTATCTAGATGTCGAAAATTAGTATTGCGATTCCTTGTCATGATAGAGGAGACAATGGCCCTCTCTGGTTAGATGAACTTTTTCAAACAATCAAGATACAGACATTTCAAGATATTGATCTTGTCATCTCTGATCAGAGTCAGAATGATTTAATTTTAGACAAATGTAAAGAATGGAGTGAAATATTTGAATTTACTTATCTTAGATATGAAGGTAGCACACCTTGTGAAAATATTAATACTGCTTTAGAGAATTGCACTGGTGATATTACTAAGATTATGTTTTCTGATGATGTGTTTATAAAAGATACTGCATTGGAAACAATATCTCAAAATCTTAATGAACATGCCTGGTTGTTTACTGGGTACTGTGAGACTAATGATGGTAAAACACTAAACTCATTTAAAAGTCCAGAGTGGACTAAAGAAACTGTGATTGGTAGAAATCTTCTGAGTAGTCCATCTGGCGTTGCATTTAGAAAAAACTGTGGTGTTGAATTCGATACCAACCTTAAACTACTTCTTGATGTTGATTTTTATCATCGTATGAGAATTAACAATGGAATGCCTGCTTTAGTTTCTGAAGTTCTTTATGCCAATAGAAATCATGGGAACAGAGTTAGCAGTCAATCAACTTCTCAATACGATTGTGTTATTGAACATTCGGAAGGAAACTGGATGATGAATCGCTCAGAGTATGAATATATAACTGAAAAATATGAAGAATTTTTTATGAATGATATGAGGTACCCTGATGAAGACTGATTTAACTGACGCAACTTTTATTATTCCAATTCGTATTGAGTCTGAAGATAGACTAAGAAATGTCATAACTTCGGTTGCATTTCTTTTAAACAACTTTAATACTAATATTATTATCAAAGAAGTTGATAAGAAATCAGTATTTAAAGAAAGAGCACTTCCTCAACTCAGAAGTTTTTTTGGAGAAGTCAATGTAAAACACATCTTTGAAGAGAGTGATGAACCTCTGTTTCATAGGCAAAAAGTTCTCAACGAAATGATCATGGAGGCAGACACTGACATTGTTGTTAACTATGATTGTGATGTTATTCTCCCCTTAGATTCTTACATTACTGCTTATGTTGGTATTAAGGAGGGAGTTTATGATGTGGTTTATCCATATGGTTATGGGATGTATCAGAGAAGAGTAAATGCAGAAGATGCGGTAGTATCTGCTTTTCTTGATTGTAATGATTATGAATTTCTTGATAGAGCATCAGAAGAACACACCTCTGATTATGGTTGGGCACAGTTCTTTCGACGTAATGTTTACATAGAAGGAGGTATGGAGAATGAAAATTTCCGTGCATATGCACCTGAAGATAAGGAAAGATATTTTAGATATACAACACTGGGATATAAGGTAGGTAGAATAGACAATGTTGTCTATCATTTAGAACATGCAAGAGGTGAAAACTCTTGGTTCTCTAATCCACATATGCAAGACAATCTTCTTGAGTGGGATAAGATTAGTAAGATGGACAAAAAAGAACTTTTAAAGTATTATTCAAATCAAAAGTATATGGAGAAGTATGCTCGCATTTAATCAACTTGGAAATCTAGGAAGACTAGGTAATCAAATGTTTGAGTATGCCGCTCTACGTGGTATTGCTGCTAAACATAATTACGAATGGTGTATTCCTCCTTACGAGGCTCAAAGCATTGAAAACTATAGTCTTCACTATTGTTTCAAAATGGAGGACGTAAAAGAAAACAATCTTCAACAATGTAATTTTGGATTTGTACAGGAAAAATTTTTTCATTATGATGATCATCTTGTAGAGAAGTGTCCTGACAACGTTAGTCTTCATGGATTCTTTCAATCTGAAAAATACTTCAAAAATGTAGAAGATATTATTCGGAGGGAGTATACTTTTCATGATGAACATCTTGAACCATGTAAAGAAATCATGGAGGAGTTCAAAGATCAAGAACCTATTATGCTTCACGTTAGACGGGGTGATCCTAATCTGACTGATCCACGCGGATTTAAATGGGCATACACACAGTGTTCATCAATGCATCCACCACAAACCATTGAATATTATAAAAAGGCTCTATCTGAGTTTGATGAAAACCAACCCGTGTTTGTTTTTTCTGATTCTGTTGATTGGGTAAAAGAACAGGAGTTCTTTGCTGGAGATAGGTTTCTTATTTCAGAACCTGTTGATAAGTATGCAGATGGATCTTTTACTCCATATGCAGACTTATGCTTGATGTCTCTTTGTTCTCATGCTATCATTGCAAATAGTAGTATGAGTTGGTGGGGTGCCTGGTTACAGTCAAACCCTAACAAAAAGACAATTGCTCCCAAAAATTGGTTTGGGCCGGCATATGCAGATAAAGATACTGCTGATCTATACTGTCCTGATTGGATTGTTCTATGAACAGAATTAACGATTATACTGAACTGGAATCTAGGATTATTTCTTGGATTCGTGATTATGCTGATAATAATTTTATCAAAGCACTAGTTGTTGGTGTTTCTGGTGGTATTGATTCGGCTGTAGTTTCTACACTTTGTGCTAAGACTGGCATTCCAACCTTTGTGTTGACAATGCCTCTTGCATCTAAAATGGAGAATACTATTCTTTCCACCGCACATGCGACATATCTTAGTGATAACTATGATAATGTTGTGATGCAAAATGTTGAACTCTCTGGTACCTATGATCAACTATTGAAATCCATCGATTGGTGGACTGATGCACACGGTGGAGA